ATTCGGGACTTTCATCTATAAAACGTGCCATATTGTTAAACTCCGTGGCTAAATGCCATTATGGAAATGTTATTTACGTGCGGCTCTCTCATGATCCTTAGCCCACCTATCGTCTTTATCAGGCCAACCATGACCCACGAAATGTGTTCGGACCGGAGAGATTATCCGTACTGAGGTTTCACCGCATTCCTTACAGGTTGAGAAGTCACAGTCTGACGAGTCAGCCCAGTCTTCCTCTGTATGGTTACATACGGTGCATTTATAATCGTATCGCCTAAACATTATTTCTGTCCTTGCAATACGTCATAAGCTGTTTTGATACCTGTTTCAAAGCGTCTCACTCTGAACAGTGCATCGCGTTCACCTTTGACAAACGCTAAATGTGTTTCATTCTTAATATCTTCTATACGATGTCTATCAAGAATTTCGTTAATCTCTTCGATGAATTGTTTCCAACCATCGGTCATAAAAAGATCAAAGTAAGTTTCATAATACTTTTGTTCTTCGGGACTCAAAGAGTTTCTCCTAAATTAGATGCAAATATTATACCACAATTTTATTCATTTGTCAAGTCTTTTTCTTGACTCTTCGTTGTTTTTGTGGTACGAGTAGTCTTTTGACTTTCTAATTCTTTAATCCTGCTGTCAAGTTTTGTCAAGATACCATTCATTTGATCAATGATTTCTTGGAACTCACGCTTGGTTACTACCATTCGATTGCCTCATTTGTTGTTCAACTATGTCTTCTTTACTTGCAATTTCACGTTCTTTGAGTACAAGCTCTGCAAGTTTAGCTCTGCGCTCAAATTCTTTATCGCCTGCATCATCTTGACCTGCTTTAACTTGTACGGCAATACGACGAGTCTCGGCATCCAATGGAAGCATTTGTGTTTCAACTTCATTCTGTTTAACACGAGATTGAATCTCAGCAGTCTGTGCTTGAATGTTTTGAATCGTCTGTTGCTTCTGAGCAATATCCATTTCAATTTGCATTTGTTGTAATTGTTGTTGCTGTGGATCAGGTTGGTTTGCTTGACGCAATCCTTCAATGATCTGTTCACGATTACTTAAGTTCATGTTATCCACAATAGATTCAATTAGCATTGGATACATTGGAGACTCAGGACTCATTGTTTGTAGCAACTGAACAAGTTGTGTTACTTCGTATTCACGAGCAATAATACCCAAAGAGCTTGAAGCGACAAACTTAAAGTCCTTAACAGGATACAGTTCAGGATTAAACTGCATGTACCGATGGGCCGCTTTAGTCACAAAGGGTAGTAAGAATGAATCTTGGAAGTTAATCAATGTACGCTTGTGACGCTTAATAATAGCACCCAGTGACATTGAGATACCTGCCGCTGTTGCATCACCATTGATTGAACCCGGAATACCTGCGGCATCAATTGCGCCTGTAGCCATTTGAACCATCTGCTGTAGTGTAGCCGCTTGGTTAAATGTATTTGGATCTAACTGACCAAAGTTAAATGGTTGTAAAATCTCAGCAGGGTTACCATTAGTTAAGATTGCTTTACCCGGACGTACCTCTAGCTTAGCACCACGAGGAAGCCTAGAAGCATCCACAGCCATCATTGGATGTACAGTCAATGCCAAGGCATCAATACGTGCGCGGAGTTCGGTGTCAAGGGCTTTCTGTGCGTTGTAGCCTTTCTCACAAATACCACGACCCCAGAACCTACCCGGCACAACATCCCAAGGGAATGCGATCACAGGACGGTCCGCCATCATGTATGGAGTTTCTTCTGCCTTAAGAAGTGTACCACCGTTTGCAATTACTACCACAGCTTCAACATAAGCAGAGAGATCTTTACCCATCTCAACTTCTTCTTCATCTTCTTCACGCTGTGCTTCGTACAATAACTCACGAGGAACAAGACCATAGTATTTTGTTAAACGAACCTTGTCATCCATGTAAATAGTTAAGTCTTGATCTGGTTCGATGTCCGTGTCAGGAGCCGCAACAGCAACATCTACATCGTAATAGATTCCTGCTTCTTGCGCTAACTCAACTTGATGCAAAGGAACAAACTCATCAATTGCTACGCCTAATGCTTCTTCAATAGATGTAGCAACAGGATCAATTAAGAAGTTCTGTGGCATGACTGGACGCAACTTAACAAGCATTCTCTCTTGCTCAGTTACACCAACAGCAGTCATCTCTCCACCCATTACAGGCTGAGTTGCAGGGCGTAGCTCTTTTACTTCGTCCATTACAATCTCACCGATACCTGTACCAAAGACAGCGGAGTTAATTAAACATTCAGCAATAGATTTTCGGGCTTTGGCAAACTTCATGTCCTCATCAAGTTGAGTACGCAGAAGTTGAATGTCTTGTGGTTGTTGGTCAGCAAAGTCATCCTTGATGTCAAACCATTTACCACGACCAAAAGTAGCTTCTTCTACTTCAGCAACAGCAGACTCAACTGCTTGTTGTAATGCAGGAGAGATTAATCGGGAGCGTTCGGATGCACGCATTGAATCTTCTTCAGCCCAGATACCACGCCATAAGCGATAGTACTCATCAAACTTCTCTTGATAGTTTGACTCAAAGTGGTCACGCCATTGGTTGCACTTATGTATAACCCAACCTTCTAATGAACCGGGGTCTTCAGTGTTATGATCGTAGTCCATGTTAATATCCTGCTACAGGGTCTAAAATTTCAAAGTCGTCTTCTTCATAGTCGTAGTAGTACGACACCTTTGCTAACTGGTCAACGTAGGCCAGAGCATCTACTAAGTCATCATGCACTAATGCATTTGGAAACTGAAACAACTCATCTAAGAACGTAGCGTTCCAGTCACCTTTGTTTAAAGTTATTTGTCCATGTTCAAATCGTCCTTGCAATCCCCAGACAACTCGATCAGTTTTCTTTTTGTTACCATGCGTTAGTTCTTCTACACGAAAGAACCGTTGCGATGATTTCATAATATCAGTTAGATAAGGTAACACTGCATTCTTGAGCGCACCTTTTTCAATACCAACAGAGATTGGTTTATAATGATTGACCGCATCAAAGATTTTCTTTGCAGTCTTTTTAATATCCCAACGTCCATAAATAATATCTGCTACCCACCAACCATCTTCGTTGGCTTTCACAACAGCGATTGCAGTTTGGTCTAGTTTTTTTGACTTGGATTTAGTGGCTGATTCCACATCCGCAAAGCCCGCCAAGTCAACAGCAATATAATAATCACCAAACTCAGGTTCATCTTCACTAAACTGTACCCAATCCTCTTTAAAGATCTCTGACCCCATCGCTTCAAATGACGCAAGAAATTCTTGTCGAAACGCATAAGAGGACATGGACTTTTTAGCTGTGTCGATCTCGTTTGGATCAAGCAACGGGTTGTCATAAGATGTAAAATGCCAAGCCTTATAGCTCTCATCATCGCCCAACGTAGCGTAGTGGTAGAGTTCATAAAAATGATTCCTTCCCATAGGCGTACCAATAAACATGGCTTCACCCTTCTGGTCAGCAAGTGCAGGACGTAGAATCTGTTCCCATACACTAGGCTTCATATCCGCATACTCGTCCATGACAAGGAACTTTAGGGATACACCACGCATTGTCTCTGGCCTGTCCGCACCCTTGAGGGATATCGTACAACCGTTAATGAGAGTTATTTGCAAATTGTTAATGTGGGATGTTTTAATAACAGGATGCGCTAACTCTAGCAGAGTAGACCACATAATGTCACGAGCCTGACCCTGAGTCGGCGCAACATAAAACACATGACCACGATCAGTTTGTAATCCGTAGATAATCAACTGCCATGCGGCTAGACGAGACTTGCCAGTACGCCGCCCTGCCGCTACAATCTTGAATCGTGTTGGATCGTTAAAGACTTCCTGTTGCCAAGGAAGCAATTCAACATTAAGCTCCACGCATAATCTCTACAAGCTCTTCGCCACGGCGTTTGACCTGACGATACCACTTTGAATCCACCATTTCATCTGCAGCCTTTGAGTAGTTCCCCTCATTGACAGCAGTAATCATATTTTTAAACTTACCTAATCGTGAACGCCCTAGATTAAACGCCATGTTAACCAACACACGCTGTACATTCTCAGGATGTGAGCTAAAGTTTAGGACCAATGCACTGGCATCAGTACACGCGGCAGTACAATCATCATGAAATACTTGGAGGATACGCTCATCAGTCACTGGTGTACCTACAGGCCACGTATGTTCCATGTCATCTTCCGTAACCATATGACCAATACCAAATGTAGGGTAACCTTCAGAGCATAAATAGATCTCAGTGACGTACCCTTCGTGCTTAACAAGATCTTCTTTGATCTGTTCAATCAGATTCGGGGGTAACATCAATTATATCCTCGTCATTGTTAATAATTGTTTCGCCACCTACGCCAGTAATCGTAATACTAACCGATGATCTTCCAGTATTGTTCTTATCTTTCTCAAAATAACTAACAGGCAACATCCTATCCATTAATAACTTCCATGCCGCCGCT